GATACTTCAGTTGGCGATGTTGTCGGAAATATCGGGAAAGTCTTCTTGGATATTTTGGCCAAGCCGGGAGAAGTAGTTCAGGACATCGGGGCAAGGCTGCGCGTCATGACGGCTAACGGAACTTTGCCTCCAGACATTCAGGCGATGATTGATTCCGGAGCTTCAACCGACAGCGTTGTAGAGTACATGAGAAAAACTGGGCGTTCGTTTGCAAACGACCGTGGAGTAAACCTGGGGCTTGCGCTTCTACTTGATCCACTAAACCTAACACCGTTTGCTCTGGGTAAGGCCAACCTTCTACGTGGACTGGGGCATCTAGGAACTGCTGGAACAGGTATTGCGATAGGTGGTATGGCCGGCCCTGTCGGAGCCATAGCGGGAGGACTAGGTGGCTATGCGCTCGGCGGCCGCGTTGGTCAAAAAATTGCAGAAATTGGATTCCGGGCTGGAGCAAAAACCGTTTCAACTGCAAGCGGCCTAGACCTTGCATCTAAGGCTCGATCAATTCAGGCCGCAGAGGCGGCCGGTGTGGCTATACCTGAGCAACTTAATAAGGGTCGCTACTTAATTTATAACGAAATTGACAAAGCAATCTTCAAGCCAATGCGAGGAGTTGCTAATGGAGTAAAGGAAGGATTGAAGCTTAAGACTGGGCAAGTAATGCTTCAATTTTATTCAGCTAACGCTGTTGATAAGGCCGCCGAAGCCGCTGAAGCAGTAGCCGGTCCAGAAGCAGCAAAATTAAGCCTACGCAGGTTTGCCATTGCTAAGGTTAACTCCGTTATTCAAAGCGTTTCTCGTTCTAAGTTTGGTGAGATTGAGGAAGCTGTTGACAACGTTGTAGAAAACCTAGACGCAGACGTCAGGGTTGCAATTCAAGAATACAAGGATGCTAAACTTGGCGGCGCCAATGAGATTTACGAGCGAATTCAAATTGAAAAGTCAACTGAATATGGTCCCGGGCGAGTTGGTACCACTGACTACATTATTGCTAGGCTTAAGGAAAAAGCTGGTAACGGCGGTTTTGAGGGGATGTACCAAATGAGCGAAGCAGAAATTCAAGCTTTCCTTCAGGATTCATCGGCTGGGTTTGGGCAAAGGATTGATCCTGGTACTGGGTTGAGAATTGTCGACCAAACTTCTACTACTCAGGCTGCTAAAAACCGTTTGCGCAATAGACTTCTTTCAGCCAGGGCGTCAAACGAGCTTGTCGGGTATGACGCAACAGAACAAGCAGTTAATGCCGCAAACACAAGTATGGATAGAATTAACTCCGGCTTGGGAGAAGAAATCAGCCAGGAAATCTTGCGCGAGTCAGAGTACCTTGGTATATCAAATGCATCAAGTGGATCTAAGTCAGCTGCTGCGTCAAAGAGATCATACCTAGTTGCCGAGAGAATGGTAACAGAACTAATCAACTCTACCTCAGACGATGTTGGCAGAACTGCTGGCCGCGTTGAGGCAACGCAAGCTCAAATTCAAGCATATGCAGAAAAGTACTTTGAGGGCGCTAGGGTTCAGGGAGAAAAACTTGTCGGAGGAAAATACTTTGACGAGGAAGGGATGCTGAAGGGACAACTTAATATTTCCAGAGAACTTGCTCAAAAGCACGCGTATCTTCGTGCTACAGCGTACGGTTACAATGTTAATAGGCTAGGAAACGTTAGAAGGGTTATGCATTTGGCTTCTCTCTTTGAGAAGTCAAGCGTACGAGAACAAGCTCTATACGCTAAGGAAATCAGCAAGATTCTTGGCCGTCCAGTTAGCGTTAGGGAAATTCAACAGGTTGTTCCCCAGCTGGAGAAGCTGGGTGTTGGTAGCGTGTCAGAAGTTGCTCGTCCTACATTTGTTAAGGAAACGAGCTTAATTGATACTAAGGTAGAGCAGTGGCTTGCGATGTATGACAACCTAACAGCAAGAGAACCACTTGTTGCAAGCCAGTACCCAGATATTAGGCAGGGGGTTATTGCAAGACTAAATGAGGAGATGGCTAAGGGGGCAAGTAACGAGGGTGTTGTGGCAAAGTTGTGGGCAACAAACGTTGCTGCAGTGTTTGACGACGTTGCTGCGCAGATGCCAGGGTACAAACTTGGGTCAGGCACTGTATCCGCTCAAATGGTCCATGATTTTCTTGTGTCAGCAAAGACAAATAGCGCTACCACTGTAAGGGCAACCCCTAAAGAGTTGGCTGCTATCCGTGGGGCATGGGCGGCAGTAGGCGGGAATCCGGCAGAAATAGATGCAATTATTGCCACCGCCAAGAGGGACGGTTACGAGCTTGGAATTGCTCCTGCTGACAATATTATTCGAGAGCCTCGTCGTATTGCAACTGTAGCAAAGGAAGGACTTGCCGTTCCTGAAGTTTCATATGTAGAGCGTCCGTTTATTGACGTTACATCTGATTTTGTTGATGGCCTACCTGATCTAAGTAATCCAGGACAATATAGGGTCGGTGGCATCAAGGGGGCAATACAATCAATGGCAGCTGGCGTACCTCAATCTCTAATCGCGTCCTCGGTGGCGCAGAGACTACAACTTGCTATGCGAGACAAGTTTAATGTTGAAGAAGTAAGCGAATTTTATAGAAGGTTGAACAGCAGATCAGTTCAGAAAAGAGTTGGTCAGCGCGGTCTCAGTAAGGAAGAATACGAAGATATCATGGGTGGCATTCTTCAGGAGAATACTGGGGCGATTTCAGCAAGGGTTGCTTGGGAAGAGCGAATTCAGGCTCTTAAGGCAGCGGGGGTTAGGGCGCCAGATCTACATGGAGATGTTATTAAGGCGTTCAAGTCGGAATACAAATTGTCTGGCTATTCGCAATGGATTAGCAGCTCGTTGAAAACTGCGCCGCAAATTGGAAAGCATCTGGCTTGGATTTCAGAAAATGTCTACCCTCAGCTTAAATATAAACTTAACCCAATGTTCTTTGCCCAAGAACTAATTGAGTCCCCTTTTTACGCAGAGATGCGCGGTATGAATAAAAGAAACATGGAGGCAAGGCTTGAAGCAGCTGGCGTAAGCGCCAGAGAGATTAGGCAAATGTTTGGTGAGAGGACATCCGCCCAGGCATTCAATATGCACGAGCAGGCGTTCTTCTCATATACAGCTCGATCAAGAGGTGCCGCTGAGTCTGCACTGAAAGATGGTTTAATTGAAAAAACTGCTACTGGCAGTACAAGCAGGATAGACGGCGCGATGCAAATTCTTGACGGAAACGTATGGGATAAGGTTGCCGATCTTAAAGAGCAATACCGAGATCTTATGTCGGCTTATGATCTCGCACCTAAATTCCAAGAATTTGCCCAAAGGAACATGCCTGGTGAATATATTGAACTATACAATAAATACGGAGGAGATGCCTTTGATCAACTAGTAGGATGGATGAGCGACTACAAGAAGGTTCAATCAGCCAAGTTTGGCGGTTCTGGTATAAACACATTGAAGGCACCAGGTTTCGGGTTTGCAATAAATCCATCATCCAGCGCATTGGCAGGAATAATTGCAGAGCTTAACAACGCCATAGCCTCTCACGGCCCTGATCAATTTGGTGCCCTTATCCAATCGGGAGTGAGGCCACGTGTAATTACTAGTACGTTCCGTGCGAGGTTCGTCAACGCTGCTCAAGATGCCGGGTATGACGTTTCTGCTGTTCGTGAATCTTTAGATGAACTTGACAACGTTGCTCAAAGGTACGCAATAGAACTAAACAGGACTGGACCAAATCTTAAGGATCTTAGAATTAGTTACGACAAGGCTTTGAAATCGTTTGGAGTACAGGTGCGCGGCCTAACGTCTCAGCTGCAACTTGCAGACGTTCATAAGGCAATTGTCTTGGAGTTGATGGACGCATATATCCCTGGATTTTCAAAGACACCGGACGCCAACAGAATCATTGAGGCTCTTGGCAACTCACGAAAGTACGGCGCTAAGTTTTCTACAATGAGCGCCCTTGTTGAGCAGATTCGAATGGACGCCGGCGACATGTCTGTACTAAATGCAGGAGCTAGAGACTCAATCCGACAGACGGTTAGGAGATACTCAAGTTTTAGCGGAGAGCGAGGAGCTGTTGTTCGGTCAACGCAGGATATTTTGACGGACACAACAAGCAGCCTGCTTCGCGACCATTCTGGTCAAGAGGCCCTGTTTGAAGCAGCTAAGTGGTCTTACATAAATGCAGTTCAAGAGATGAACAACGTAAACTATTTTAAGACCAATCGTTCATTTTTTGAGCGCAGTATTAACCACCCATTCCTTGGTCTGTATCCGTTCTCGTATATGTTTGGTAAGGCTTTACCAGAACTTGCTAGATTCATGCTACACAAACCATTCGGCGCTATCGCTCCTGGAGCGGGATATGCCGCCTATCGCAAGATCTCAGATTACGTATCGTACAATGGACTTCCTCCGGGCTGGGAGACAACCCAGGAGAAGCCAGACTGGCAATTCTTGCTTGTACAGCTGATCCCAGCAATGCCTACAGATATGACTGTTGTAACGCCACACTGGTTCCGTTCTGCAGTATCAACAATCTCGCGACAGGGATACGACCAGTACCACGCCACGGATCTGCTGGGAGAAGGCGTAGATTGGGCCGGCAGAACAGGAGTGGCTGGAACCCTCCAGCTCGCGGGCAGTGCATTCGGAGAGTTAAGCGGTGGAGCCGCAGATTTTTTGAGTGGCAAATTCAACTCAGACCTAGGAACATTTAGGAAATAACACAGGCCAGAAATACTGGTCTGGGGATAGTTTAGAAAGGAGCCAGAGATGGCAGACCTTGAAGTCGCGGCAGATCAGCCGTTTGAGTCGCAGACGGAGGCAGTAAACCCTCCTGATGCCACTGAAGCAGAGGACGACGTCGCCACTTGGAAGCGTCGTCTCTCAGGAAAGGATCAAGCCTTGACTGCAGCCCAAAAGGCAGCAGAAGAGTTTAGGTCCAAGTACGAGGAGCTCGCAGAGTGGAAGGCCGCCCAAGAGGAGGCATCACTCTCGGAGTTCGAGAAGGCAGCACGCAAGATCAAGCAGCTTGAGGACGATCTCAAGAACACGGAGACTAGGTACGAGACGGAGAAGCTGAAAGCCAGTTATCCTCAGTACTATAATTTCCAGGAGAAGGTGCGTAACCTCTCTGAGTCACAGCGTGCTGCGGAGTTTGAGAACTTCGTTAAATCGCACATTGGTGGGGAGCAGCCCACTGAAATCAGCGACGCTAACGCACCAAAGCGTAACGTCGCAAAAGATAAACCAATGAAGACAGAGGACATCAAGGAAGCACTTCGTGCCCTTGGTAACCCCTTTGCAGAGTAGAGGAGGTAGCTAAATGGCTACTACATCAACCCTTTCGGGTCCTGCTCTGAACAATCTCAAGTCCTTTAACGGGACTGAGTCCAATGCGTTTCAGAAGCTCGTTCAAGAGCTTGTGTCGCAGAATGTTCAGGTAGAACTTCGGAATCGCATGGTTCACGCCCTTCCGAGCAATTATATGCCGGGAACCTTTATCAAGGGCACCGATCGAATTCGTTACGTACGCTACCCGGATATCAGCCACTCGTTGACTGAACTTTCGGAAGGCGTGACGCCTGACCCAGTGGTCAACCTCAGTGTTCGCACTGAGTACTTCTCGGTAAAGCAGTACGGTGCGTACACCAGCCTCAGCGACATTGTCCAGCAGGACTCGCCGCATGACTTGGTGTCCATCGCTTCCGAGCGCATCTCGTTCGCAGCGGCACAGTCGATGGATCGCATCGTCCGTGACGTCATGAACGCGGGTACGGCCCGTGTAAACTACGCTCAGGGTCAGTCATCTGGCGACGCAGCCATCACTACCCGAGCCGGACTTGCTGGCGCAACCCTTTCGGACATCGCCGAAGGTGTTGCTCGCCAGAGCTACAAGCTCAACGGTCTTGAAGTTAAGAAGGCTGTTGCCCGTCTTAAGACGGCCAACATTCCTCCTTTTGCTGACGGATACTACCGTTGCATCATTCACCCTAACCAGCAGTTTGACCTTTTGACGGACACTTCGAATCATGGTTTCCTTGAAGCCACGAAGTACACTCAGTCCCTTGACCTCTTGAACGGTGAAATCGGCGCCTATTCTGGCGTACGTTTCATGGTTTCGCCTGAGGCCAAGATCTTTGACGTCAGCGGCACGAACGTATACTCGGCACTGTTCTTTGGTCCTGACGCATTTGTCGTCGGCGACTCACAGACGATGCAGACGTACTTCGTTGCTCCTGGTGGCGACCACTCCGACCCACTCTCGCAGCGTGCGCTCCTTGGTTACAAGGTTCGCTTCGGTGCGATGATTGTCGGCGAGGCAGGCCTGAGCGACTACAACGGCGCAGACAAGTCTGCAGTTGTGTCAAGCGTTGCAAAGACCACCACGGCTGCGGTCCTCACGACCAGCGCAAATCACGGGATTTTCGTTGGCGAGACGATCAAGGTCATTGGTGTACATGCTGACGTTAACGGAAGCTGGGTCGTAACTGCACGTACCGACACGACGCTCACCGCAACGGTGACTGTCAGCGGTACAATCAGCAGCACGGTAGTCTCGGACGGCTTCGTTACGAAGATCGTTCCGCAGACCAGCACTGGTATCACGCGATACCTGCGTCTTGAGACGCGAGCAACCGCTCTGTAATCAGAGCTAATGGTGGATCTACCCCCAGCCGGATTATTACCGGCTGGGGGTATCCCCGATAGGAGAAATAATGGCAGCAATTGACACGCTTCTTCAGAAGGTCCGTCGCGATCTACGCGACCTAGGCACATCTGACGGCGTAGACCGAACGTGGAGCAACCAGGAGCTTACTGACCTGGTTAACCTTGCTCTTGTTGATATCTCTCGGGCCTACCCCAGAGAAGTCGTGTCTACAGTGGCCGTTCCACAGGTATACTCAAGCTCACACCACACAAGCATTGAGCTACCTTCAGGGGTTGAATCAGTAATTCGCATTGACGCCCTCGCCTATAAGATTGATAGTACCGTAAGCCCAATTGCTTCATGGTACGAAGCGCTTGGCCCCCTGGAGCCATCAAACGGTTACGGAAACTACAGCGGATGGGAAGTGCACGCAGGAAACATCTACCTACAGCCCGGCATGTCTGACTTGATTAGCCACCTGCGCATAGTAGGGTACGGCGATTGGACTGTGGACACGATAGATGCACAGGCAGAAGAGGCAGTGCGGTACCATATCCAAGCAGAAGCTTTCTTCAAGCTAATGGCAGACCGAACGATGTTTCAGCAGTGGCAGGTTAACTCTGGCGCCACTGACGTATCTGTACCAATGATCAATCAGAACTACACAATTGCTCGTCAGAGATACGATCGATTGCTGTCGCGTATCAGGAAGATCAGGAGACTGGCCTAATGGATTTCAATAAACCAATCAAGATTCAAACCGGAACGTCAACGTTTCTGGACATAAACTCTTTGGCCGGTGTACGGGTTGGCTCGTCGCCAATCTCAGGGTTCAAAGTTGAATCTGCAAACTATGCAGCAGTAGCAGCAAGTGGGTTTATTGACAAGACCGCTCTTAGGGACGGATCAATGGTAACAGAAACATACCTAGGGTCTCGTGGCG